CTCGCGCATACGAAGTATTATCTGGACTAATCAAAAACGTGTCTGACGTGAATGACAAGTTGATGGATTTGAACAAAAAGCAAAAAGACATCAACAAAGAAGATGTGAAACAACTCTCGGATGGCACTACAAATAATTTTTACTTGACGACATCAGATTTGCAAAAGATGATGAAGAATGATGAAGATGAAAAACTGATTAATGTCACTCCTCCAAAATGAAAACTATCTAGGGAATCCCAACGTAAAACGTGATGGTGTCCTACAACAATGGACACCCGAACTGCTGCAAGAATATAAGAAGTGTATGGAAGACCCTATATACTTTGCAGAAAATTATGTGAAAGTTATTTCTCTTGATAAAGGATTAGTCCCTTTTCATCTATATCCTTATCAAAAAGAAATGTTTGGGCATTTTAATGAAAATCGTTTCTCTATTATCCTCGCTTGTCGACAATCTGGTAAATCTATATCGGCGTGCGCATACCTACTTTGGTTCGCTCTCTTTCAGTCCGAAAAAACTGTTGCCATTTTGGCAAATAAAGGGGCAACTGCGCGTGAAATGTTATCTCGTATTACACTCATGTTGGAAAACATTCCATTCTTTCTTCAACCAGGATGTAAAGCACTTAATAAAGGTTCCATTGAATTTAGTAATCATTCCCGCATTATCGCTGCTGCTACTTCCGGTAGCTCTATTCGTGGTATGTCAGTTAATCTTCTTTATCTCGACGAGTTTGCTTTTGTTGAACGTGCTGCTGAATTTTACACCTCAACGTATCCGGTCGTATCATCTGGTGCAGGAACTAAGGTCATCATTACATCGACTGCTAATGGAATTGGTAACCAGTTTCACAAAATTTGGGAAGGATCTGTACAAGGAGTAAATGAGTTCGCTTCATTTAGAGTAGATTGGTGGGATGTTCCCGGACGCGATGAAGAATGGAAAAAAGAAACCATTTCAAATACAAGTCAATTGCAATTTGATCAAGAGTTTGGTAATACGTTTTTTGGAACTGGAGATACTCTTGTGGGGTCGGATTGTTTGTTAGGACTGCGTGCTATTCAACCTAAAAAAATATTAGAAGGTGGATTATTACTGATATACAAGCAACCACAAAAAGATCACGATTATATCATGACAGTTGATGTGAGCAAGGGAAGAGGACAGGATTACTCTACATTTAATTTAATCGATATTAGCACAAGACCTTTTGAGCAGGTAGCTGTATATCGCAACAACACTATCTCTCCATTACTCTTCCCCAACATTATATATAAGTATGCGAAAGTTTACAACGATGCATATGTCGTAATTGAATCAAATGATCAAGGTATGGTAGTTTGTAATGGATTATATCATGATTTCGAATATGAAAATATGCATGTAGAATCAGTAATTAAATCCAACAAATTAGGAATAGAAATTACTCGTAAGAGCAAAAGATTAGGTTGCTCTGCGATTAAAGACATATTAGAAAATAACAAATTAAAAATAAATGATGAGCAGACTATTTTAGAAATATCCACGTTTGAGGCGAGAGGTCAATCATATGAAGCATCGGACGGTAATCATGACGACTTGATGATGAATTTAGTTATGTTCGGATATTTTGTTTCTACACAATATTTTGCTGATATGACCGATATCGATATGAAGAAAATGTTATTCGAACAAAGAATGAGAGAGATTGAAGAAGACATAGTTCCTTTCGGTTATATTCAAGATAATAGCGATCAAATAGACGTTTATGAGCAAGATGAAGATAGATACAAGTGGCAAGTCGAATATGATCCAAATTTGTAAAAATTATAAATAATGATGAATATTGAAAACAACCGTATTATGTTAACATATAATTCAATTTAAGGAAATAGAACCATGGCACTTGGAACACCGTCTGAAAGTCCTGCGGTTGTTGTAAAAGAGATAGATCTGACAGGAGGAGTTCCTAATGTTCAGTCTACCACTGGAGCAATCGCTGGTAATTTTCGTTGGGGTCCAGTTGAGCAAAGGGTAAGAGTTGATAACGAAGCGACTCTTGTAGATACTTTTGCATCACCAGATTCCGACACAACAATCGACTTCCACTCAGCACAATATTTCTTGCGGTATTCGAGTTCACTGCAAGTTGTAAGAGCGGCAACGTCGGCAGCAAAAAATTCCAGATCCGCGATTGGTCAAAGAGCTATTGACAGTGATGGTTCTCTATCACAACCAACAGTTAAAAACCAAGCAGACTGGGATGCCCAAGAAGGGGCACTCGTATCAGGAAAGCATACCTTTATTGCTAAATATCCTGGAGAACTCGGCAACTCAATTAGTGTATCAGTATGTCCACCAGATGCATCTGGCGCTGTATTTACCAACTGGGCATATGCTTCAGATTTTGATAAGCGACCACTAACTTCTGATTACGCATCAGATCGTGGAGCATCAAATGACGAAGTTCATATCGCAGTCGTCGACGAAGATGGTAAGTTTACGGGAACTCGAGGATCAGTCCTTGAAACTTTCGCATTCTTGTCACTCGCTGGTGATGCGAAAAATAATGATGGAACTAACAACTATGTTGTTGATGCCGTCAATAATCGCTCAGAATATGTTTGGATGGCAGGTCTAGATTCAGACTTTAACTCCACAGCGAGCGGTAGATCCGCACTCAGTACATTTGCTACAAGTGGTGCTAACTATCTTTTGGATAGTGCAGCGATTCATGACTTCCCTCTGACGAGAGGCGCAAATTCAGGAACTCTGACAACTTCAGAGATTTTGGATGCCCACGATGAGTTCGAAGATAAGAATCAAGTTGAAGTTGACTTCCTCATCGCTCCTGGCATGGTAAGTCGTACAGATCATACAACAGTCGTCAATGATTTAGTCGCGACTGCACAAAGCACTCGTAAAGACTGTGTTGTATGCGCTTCACCAGCAAGAAGTGATGTTGTAAATCTCACTTCAGCAGCAACTATCACAACAAATGTTGTAACAACTGCTGATACGTTTACAAATTCATCATACTTAATTATGGATAATAACTATTTAAAAGTCTATGATAAGTATAATGATCAATACATTCATATCCCTGCGGCATCTTCTACAGCAGGTATCTGTGCAGCAACTGACTTAAATCGCGCTCCTTGGTTCTCACCAGCTGGTTCGCGTCGTGGTCAATATTTGGGTATCACTGCTCTGTCATATACTCCAAACAAATCGCAGCGTGATACTCTGTATAAAGCAGATGTAAACCCTATTGCTAACATTCCTGGACAAGGAACTCTATTGTTCGGTGATAAGACAATGCTCGGACGTCCGTCTGCATTTGATCGTATCAACGTTCGTCGTCTGTTCCTCGTACTTGAAAGAGCAATCGGTAGAGCGGCAGAACAGGCACTGTTCGAATTCAACGATGAGTTTACTCGCGCTGAGTTTGTGAACATCGTGGAACCTGTACTTCGCGAGGTAAGAGGTCGTCGCGGTATCACGGACTTCCGTGTTGTCTGTGACGAAACGAACAACACTCCTGCGATCGTGGATCGTAATGAGTTCATCGCAAACATCTTCATCAAACCTGCTCGGTCAATCAACTTTGTCACACTTAACTTCGTGGCAGTTAGATCTGGTGTGGACTTTGAAGAAGTTGTTGGCACGGTATAAGGAGGTAAGGAACAATGGCTATTCTCGGCGTTGATGACTTTAAGTCAAAACTGAGAGGTGGTGGTGCACGTCCTAACCTCTTTCAAGTGACAATCAACTATCCTGGTTTCGCTAACGGTGATGCAGAATTGACATCATTCTTAGTCGAAGCAGCAACTTTGCCTGGGTCAACATTCGGTGTTATTGTGGTACCATTCAGAGGTCGTCAGTTAAAAATGGCAGGTGACCGTACATTTGCTGAATGGTCAACGACAATTATCAACGATACTGACTTCGCAGTTAGAGATCCGATTGAGCGTTGGATGAACGGTATTAATGCTCACTCAGCAAATACTGGACTCACAACTCCAATCTCATACGAGGCAGATTTGAAAGTTGATCAGTTAGATAGAAATGGTGATGTAATCAAGAACTATACGTTCCGTGGTGCGTTCCCTTCAGACTTGGGTGAAATCACCCTTGGATATGGAGATAACGATACGATCGAGCGGTTCACTTGTACTTGGTCATATCAGTATTTTGAGTCAAATACAACTGACTAAATAAAACTGTGGAGTCGGCGAGGTCGACTCCACTTTCTATTCTTATTTAAGGTTTATAGATAATGGCAGAACAAGAAGGTATCAAATTATTTGGTTTCGAAATTAAACGTGCCAAAAAGAAAGAAGATATAACTTCTATCGTTCCACCAAGGGATGATGAGGGAGGAAGTTATGCTACTGTTTCTGGAAGTCATTACGGACAGTATCTAAATCTTGGTGATGATGATTCAAAAGATAATTATCAATTGATTATGAAGTATCGCGGAAACGCGATGCACCCAGAAGTTGATGCTGCAATTGAAGATATTGTAAACGAGGCAATTACAGGAAGTGAACTAGAACAAACTCTCGATGTTAATCTAGAAAAAGTTGAAACAAAAGATACTATTAAAAAATCTATTAAAGAAGAATTTGATGCCATTTATGGTATGCTCAACTTTAAAGAACTAGGACACGATATATTCCGCCGTTGGTATGTCGATGGAAGACTATATCACCACCTAGTCGTAAATGAAGATAATCCCAAAGAAGGTATTCAAGAGATTCGCCCGATTGATGCTGCAAAAATGCGCAAGGTCAAAAAGGTAAAATACAAAAAAGATTTAGAAACTGGTGCGAAGATAGTAGAAAACACTGAAGAATTTTTTATCTATACCGAAAAACCAGGATCATCGAATAGTGGCGTGAAGATGACTAACGACTCTGTGAGTTATGTAACTTCAGGGCAACTATCCGAGGATCGCAAAAAGATTGTATCTCATCTTCATAAAGGATTGAAACCTATTAACCAACTCCGCATGATGGAGGACGCTCTCGTCATTTATAGATTAGCAAGAGCACCTGAGCGGAGAGTATTTTATGTAGACGTCGGTAACTTACCGAGAGGAAAGGCAGAAGAATATCTAAAATCTATTATGTCAAAGTATCGTAACAAACTTGTTTATGATGCTCAGACAGGTCAAATTAAAGATGATCGAAAGCATATGTCAATGCTTGAAGATTTTTGGTTGCCTCGTAGAGAGGGTGGTACAGGTACTTCTATTGAAACTTTACCAGGAGGTGAAAACCTTGGGCAGATTGATGATGTGGTATATTTTCAGCGGAGAATGTATCGTTCATTAAACGTTCCTCTTAGCAGATTAGATACCGAAGCAGTTGCTAACTTTATCGGTCGCTCATCAGAAATTAATCGTGACGAATTAAAGTTTCAAAAGTTTATCAACCGACTACGTGCTAGATTTGCACATTTATTTTATGGTATACTGAAAAAGCAATTAATCCTTAAAGGGATTTGTACCGAAGAGGATTGGGATTCATGGAAGAACGATATTACAGTCGACTTCATACGTGATAACCACTTCTCCGAACTTAGAGATATGGAAGTTCTGAGAGAAAGATTACAAACGTTAGATCAGATATCAAACTACGTTGGTGAATATTATTCAAAAGAATGGGTTCAGAAAAATATCCTTATGCTTTCTGATGAAGATATAGAAAATATGTCAAAGGATATGGATGATGAAGAACCACCAGAGCAGGAAAAGCAACCTGTACAACAACCGCAAGGAGATGACAGTGAGTGAAGCAGTTAAAGAATTGATTCAAAATGCACTAGACCAAGATTACAATAAAGCAGAAAAAGCATTTGGTGATATTATGACAGTCAAATTAAGTGATGTCTTAGACCAAGAAAAGATACGATTATCTAATGCTATCTACAACGGTGTGGAAGAAGATGATGAAGAAGAACTCGACGATCCATCTGACGACGAACAGCTCGAACTTGACCTTGAAGGAGAGGGGGAGTTTGAATCGGAGGAACAGGATGATGAGGAAGATGTCGAAGTCGAAGATAACGTCGACGATGACGAGGATTCCGGAGACGAAGAAGAATCCTGACGAGTAAAAAATTGTTTTTGTATAAATAATAGGAATAAGTAAAATGAAAACATTTACTGAATTACGAGAATTAACTGGTAGGAAACCTGAAGGCAAAGTTGTTTTTGATAAAAAAATCCAGAGGGTTTCGGTTAAAATTCATAAAGAAAGAAATGGTTTCGTTGCTTATGTAGATGGAGATAGACTCGACGTTTACAAATCGCAAAAAGAAGCAGAGAAAGCTTCTACTGAATTTATAAAACAGATGAAGGGTTAAAAGTATGTTTGAATTCACTCCGCTCGGTGCTGTAACACAAGCAAATGGCAGCGGCAATGCCACAGATTTGGGTAAAGCAAGAGTCGTTTATATCTCATGTACTTCTGAATCTGTTGTAACTTTATCTAATGGTGGTTCCTTTCGGATGCCCTCGCGTACAGAAGTGGTGGTTCATAAAGCACCAGCAGAAACCCTGTACGCAAGCAGTGCCAATGTTTATTTTACAAAAATAAGTTATCCAAGAGGATAAAATAATGAAACTCATTGCAGAATATACTGAAGATAATCTAGAGTACATCACTGAAAAAACTAATGATGGTGGTAAAAAATACATCATCGAAGGTATATTCATGCAAGCAGAACAAAAGAATCGTAACGGTCGTATATATCCAAAACCGATCATGCAAAAAGCAGTCAACAAATATGTTGGCGAGCAAGTTTCAAAGGGTCGTGCGGTTGGTGAATTAAATCACCCTGAAGGACCGACCGTTAATCTAGACAAAGTTTCTCACAAGATCGATTCTCTTAATTGGGAAGGAAACGATGTTGTGGGTAAGGCGACTATTTTGGAAACTCCCATGGGGCAGATTGTAAAAGGTCTGTTAGATGGTGGTGTCAAACTGGGCGTCTCAACTCGTGGAATGGGAAGCCTCGAAAATCGTGGTGGCGCCATGGTTGTAAAACCAGACTTTCTACTCAATGCAGTAGATATTGTTCAAGACCCATCTGCTCCTAGCGCATTTGTTAATGGAGTTATGGAAGGTGTTGAATGGGTATGGAACAACGGCATCATTGAAGCTCAGGCAATTGAGAAGATAGAGACTGAAATTAAGAAAGCTCCTCGTGCGGATCTGTATGAAACGCAGGTTCGTGAGTTTAAAAATTTCCTCTCGTTGCTTAAATCTAAATGACAAAGGAGTCAATAATGACTGAAGATCAAATTGAAGATCAGGAAGTTGAACTCCATGACGAAGTAACGGACGAAGTCGTGGAAGAAGGAACTCACGATCCTAAGAATGCTGAAGCACAGTCAATTGCTTCTGTTGACAAAGCAGGTGATGCAACTGGTACTGCACCAACTCGTAAAGCAGCTGGTGGTGCTAGTGATCAAACCAAAAAAGATCCAATGCCTAAGACTAAAGCAGGCATGGTTAATGCCATGTTTACAAAGATGAGTGGTATGTCTAAGCAAGAAATGCAGAGGATGTATCAATCATATCACGAAGGCGTCGAAACGGATCAAGAAGATGCGATTGTAGAAAAACAGGATATCGATTATACAGTTGATTTTTCTGCAGACCTCAATGCTCTTGTGGAGTCAGAAGCAACACTGTCTGAAGAATTCAAAGAAAAGGCAGGAGTTATCTTCGAAGCAGCGATTAAGTCAAAACTTTCTGACGAAATCGATCGCTTAGAAGAAAAGTACAACGAAGAACTTGCTGAAGAAGTTTCTACTACTAAAGCAGACCTCGTTGAAAAAGTCGATAGCTATCTAAACTACGTTGTTGAGAACTGGATGGAAGAAAATAAACTTGCTGTTCAGTCTGGCCTTCGCACTGAAATCGCCGAGAAGTTCATGAACAGTCTCAAAGATTTGTTCACTGAATCTTATATCGAGGTTCCAGAGGGAAAGGTTGACCTAGTTGACGAACTTGCTGCAGAGAATGAGGAACTCGAAGAGAAACTCAATACTCAAACTGGTAAGTCGATTGCTATGCAAGAAGAATTAGAAGTATTGAAGCGTGAAAAAATTATACGCGAAGCTTCGAAAGACCTTGCTGACACTCAAGTCGAAAAATTAAAAGATTTGGTAGAGGAAATTGATTTTGAAGACGATGAGACTTTCGCTAAGAAAGTTGAAACAGTCAAAGAATCTTACTTCTCCAAAAAGGTTACTGAGTCTGCTGACATTGAAGAAGATACAACTGATGGTGATGCACCGCAGGTTGTCGCTTCCGATACTATGGCCCAGTATTTAACTGCAATCCAAAAAACTAACAAAAAATAATTTGGGAGTCCAAAAAAATGAACACAGTATCTTACGATGCGCTGATGGAAAAATGGGCACCTGTACTGAACGAAGAGTCAGCAGGCGTCATTAAAGATCAGCACCGGAAAGCAGTAACTGCTGCTATTCTGGAAAACCAAGAGATTGCCCTTCGTGAAGAGGGTATGCTCAACGAAACCAACGATACTTCAACTGTTACCAGTGGCACAACTGCTAACTGGAATCCAGTATTGATTGCACTCGTACGTCGTGCAATGCCAAACTTGATGGCATACGACATTTGCGGTGTTCAGCCAATGTCTGGTCCAACAGGTCTCATCTTTGCGATGAAGTCTCGTTTCCAAACAACTAAAGCTGGCGTTTCAGCAAACAGTGAAGCACTGTTTAACGAAGCAGCAGTAAACTACTCAGGCGACTCAGCAACAGCAGGTCAGTTCGCAGACCCATCAGGTCTCCGTGATTTGGCTGACGGTTCACACCTCGCTGCCGATTCTTCAATCGATAACGAGCGTGATTCAGACTTGCCTGACGCAAACGTCGATCTCTACTCAACTGCCGAAGCAGAAGCACTTGGTGCATCTGGTGGTGAGCAGTTTGCAGAGATGGGTTTCACCATCGAAAAAGCAACAGTGACTGCAAAGTCACGTGCGCTGAAAGCAGAATACACTCTGGAACTGGCACAAGACTTGAAAGCGATTCATGGTCTTGACGCTGAAACAGAGTTGGCAAATATTCTGTCAACAGAAATCATGGCTGAAATCAACCGTGAAGTCATCCGTACTATCAACTCACAAGCAAAAACTGGTGCGGGTACTGCTAACACTGCTATCAACGGTATCTTCAACATCCAAACAGATGCTGATGGTCGTTGGTCAGTTGAGAAGTTCAAAGGTCTGATTCTTCAGATGGAGCGTGAAGCAAACACAATCGCGAAAGAAACACGTCGCGGTAAAGGTAACTTCATCGTTTGTTCTTCTGATGTTGCATCTGCTCTTGCTGCCTCAGGTATGCTTGACTATGCACCAGCAATGAATACTTCACTTAACGTTGACGACACAGGTAATACTTTTGCTGGTGTCTTGAATGGTCGTATGCGTGTCTACATTGACCCATATGCCGTTTCCGATTATGTCAACGTCGGTTATAAGGGAACCAATCCATATGACGCTGGTCTCTTCTATTGCCCATACGTTCCATTGACAATGGTACGTGCGGTCGGTGAGGACACCTTCCAGCCGAAGATTGGTTTCAAGACTCGTTACGGTATGGCATCAAACCCATTCGTTGGTTCATCACCATCAAATGGTCTCGCCGCAGCGAAGTCAAACCAATACTATCGTATCTTCCGCGTGGACAATATCCTCGGGGCATAATAAAAAGAAACGAGAAAAAACAAACTGGGAGGGGTTTTCCCCTCCCTTTTTTATGATAAAATTATTATAAATAGAGATATGGCTACTTTAACAGAAAATTTTAATTACCTACAACCCACCAGTTTTAAGTTGGTGATTGATAGAAGAAACTATCCTAACTTAGAATTCTTTTGTCAAAACGTTACTCATCCCGGAATGTTACTTAACTCAGTAGAAGTTCCTTTTCGCAGAGTTGCTGGAGTTCCAGTTCCTGGGGACGTTTTAACTTTCAACGAATTAAACACCAACATCATATTGGACGAAAATCTAACAGCATACAATGAAATGTTTTCTTGGATTCGCAGATTACTAGAAACAAATATGGGTAAGGGTGGTAGAGGTAATATTCAATCTGATGTCGCGGCACCAACTTATGCTGATATCACTCTCTCAATTTTATCAAGTCATAATAATCTAACTAAAATGGTTAGATACATAGATTGTATACCAACGTCTCTTGGGGATATACAATTTACTTCTACTTCGGGTGGTTCAGAATATATAACTTTCAATGCTTCTTTTAGATTTAATTATTTTGAATTAGTATAAGGATTCTATCATGGCAGTATTTGCTACAAAGGGTTGTATCTGGAATATTGATATTACTAACAACACATATCAGAGTCAACATCTTGTTGTAAGCACATTGGATAATGTGAAAAAACAACTTCCTATTTGGAGATTTAATACAGTTGCCGGAACTAAAATTCGGAAGTTGACGTTTGATGGTCATCCTAATACTGCTAAGATATTTTTCAATCATAATGGTAGAGTTCAGGGAACAGGAGTTGTTAACGAATTTGTTCTAATAAACACTTGGGCAGTAGAACCTATTCGTATCGCAGGAACAGGTTATATTGGTCCAAAGAAAATAACTCAATTTGCTTTCGGTGTAGGGAGCAATACATCTACGACAGCGATCGGTGGCATGGGTGGAGCATCTGGCGGGCAGATAGGTTGGTTCGGTAACATGAGACTTCGTCTGCGCCGACCAGCATTAAATTCTTGGGTTCTAGAGTGGAAATGGAATATTGTTGACTATGGTAATATGGGCGCAGGTCAAAGAGACGTGACTGCAGTGTTTTCACCTCACTATAATTCACAAGGTAAATTTGTCGAAGGTGGTGGAAATCAAAAAGTGGAATACAGTTTCGCCGCACGTGGTCGTGATATGCGTCACCTAGGAATGGCAACTACTATACCTACATCTCAGATTCCTTCTGGCACAGGTGGCACAAGGTATTGGTGGGTTGTTACAAATAATAAAGCAAACTGGGGTATGAGTACAAGATTCCGGGCATATGGTATCAATTACTTTATGGGAGGAACTGGTTGGCAGTCTAACGGTTTCCATTACAATTCTACAAACAGTGGTGGTGGATCTGGTGGTGCAGGAATCGTGAACAATCAAGGAAACAGTTTAGGCATACAAGGACAGTTTGATTATGTATCAGTAGATCCTGTGACTTCTACTCCATTCTGGACTGGTACAATAGTTCAATAATCCCTTTACTTTTTTCTCATTTTATAGTATAATATATAATATTTGATGGAGTTTTATTATGATGGATTTGAAAAGCATACTTGAAATGTGGAAAGAAGATTGCAACATCAATCAAAACGATTTGGCATCTTCCTCTAGGAATGCACCTTTACTACATGCCAAATATCTAGAATTATTATCCACATATAAATTGAAACTAAAAAGAGTAGAGTTTCAACAGAAATCTTTACTCAAAGAGAAATGGTTATGGTATAATGGAAAAATGTCTCACGAAGAGATAGTAGAGAAGGGTTGGGATCCCGATCCTTTCAATGGTCTCAAAATCTTAAAGGGTGAGATGGATTATTACTATGACGCAGATCCAGAGATACAAAAGTCCGAAGAACAAATACAGTATTTAAAAACAACTATAGATAGTCTTACTGAAATAATAAACAACATAAACTGGCGGCATCAAACGATATCAAATATAATTAAATGGAAACAATTCGAGTCAGGAAATTAAACCACGCCAACCTACACGTGGATTGCGAATCTGGTACTGCCCACGAACTAAATGAGTTTTTCTCATTCTATGTTCCTGGGTATAAATTTATGCCAGCGTTTCGCAATCGTTTGTGGGATGGTAAAATTCGACTCTACAATATGATGAGCGGTGAACTTCCTGCAGGATTATATCCACACCTACTTAAATTCTCAGAGCAACGTGAATATGAAGTAGAGTGCATAGATTCTAAATACGGACTTCCTGAAGATTACAATAAAATTGATGTAAAAGAAATTTACGAATTTATTAAGAAACTAGAACTGCCATTTAAAATAAGAGATTATCAATTTGATGCTGTGACTACAGGGATACATCGAAAACGTGGTATTCTCTTATCACCAACGGGATCTGGTAAATCTCTTATCATATACGCATTAGCAATGTATTGGTTGATGAGATTAACTACAGGACTGAAGTTTCCAAAGGGTGGTCGCGTTTTAGTTATTGTCCCAACTACTTCTCTTGTTGAACAGATGTATAATGATTTCAAAGAGTATGGTTGCCCAGAGGGTGCCATGCATAAGATATACTCTGGCAAAGATAAAACGTTTGAAGCAGCAATATGTATTAGCACTTGGCAGTCTATATACAAATTACCACGCGACTGGTTTTCGCAGTTCGGCATGGTAGTTGGTGATGAATGCCATGGATTTAAATCAAAGTCACTGATGTCAA